AAAAGGCAGTGATGTTCCTGAATATTCAGAAAAGATGCGCCAAGTTGTTGATTTAAAAGAACTCACGATTAATCGCGATAAAATCGAGACTAATCCAGACAAAAACGGAAGCGCTCCGGCTGATTCCTGTTTCCTGATTCCTGATTCCCTCATCAATAACCCCGATTCTGATCGGGACGAGGAATTTGAATCTGTTTGGGAAATGTATGAAAAAAAAGGAAACAAAAAAACAAGCAGACTCAGGTTCAACAAACTGACTAGAAATCAAAAGCTTTTACTTTTTGACCATTTACCAAAATATGTTGAATCAACACCAGATTTAAAATTCAGGAAAGACTTTGAGAGATACATTTCAAAAGAATGTTGGAATGACAAAATTGTAACACCAATCCAACCATCATCTGTCAACGGGATCAGTAAATCTGTTGAGGAGAAGTTTCGTGCAGCTAACTGACGAAAAGGGTATTCGATATTTCGAAGGGGTGAACGCTGTAAGCCGGTGTATTTTCGATGATGATGGTTTTGGGGTATTCGGAAAACCGAAGGGTATCAACTTGTAAGAGGAGAGATCACATGCAAGCAATGCTTAAAATCAAAAAAGAAGAGTTTTTGGAGATTTTTCAAGGCGAGATAGCTTACTACGGCAAGCGGTGGGCAGGTATTACCGAATCCGAAAGGGAAGAAAATCAATTGAAAATTCTTAACTGGTACTACAAGGAAGTGCAGCATGTAACGGCTGAACAGCTTCAAAGGGCTTTGGATGCTCACAGGCGAGAGAGCACTGTTTTTCCAAAAATCAATCAGCTTTTAGCAAAACTCCCAAAACCAGATACTTACACAGGAAACGACAAGAATGTGGTTAAGATTTCGGAAGCTCAAAAAATAAAAAACCAGCAAAAAATGAGAGAGTTTAGAGAGAAAATGAGGTTTTGAGCATGACCATTATGAATCAACTTGGCAGATTTGAAATGACAACAAACTTTGTCATAACCGGTGGCGCATCAAGTGTGCTGTCTGCAATGGGGTTTACACCGTTAAAGGTTACGCAAAAACCCTCTAAAAATTCAATTGAGTTTATGGGGTATAGCCGGTTCTTTGAAAAGGGCGTTCACATTAACCAGGTGCCACCAAAATATGACATTCACCTGAAAAACGGCATATTTCATCAGTGTGTCAAAAGATGCAAAAAGGCAAAGAAAACAGCATGAACCTAAAAACACCAAAAAACAGAAGTGACAGAATACGCCAAAGCGCCAGAATGGAAGATTGCACTGTAAGAAGTGCGCAATGCAACTTTAATCCTGAAACAACCATTTATGCACACTTACCACTAGATGGCGGTATTGCAACAAAACCAGATGAAAGCGAGGAAACTATTGTGAATGCTGAACAAAACCACGTACACACTCAACTGTGTGAAGCTGCAAGCGCATTGCATAAAGCGGAAACTGCAACCAAAGATGAAAGCATCAAACAAAAGTGCTATGAAGTTGGGTTGCATGTGGCCAGATTGATAAGAGACTTTGACGGAACAACATCCCATGCCTAGACACTTCAAAACATTACTTATTGCTCAACTGGTGGCGGCGCTCTTAAAGCTGTTTGTGTATCAAGGTGTTAGCTGGTGGCTGGTGCTGGCGCCCATTTTATGTCCGGTTGTGCTGATGTTTTTGGTGGTGGCTTTTTTGATCCTTTTTGCTGTAGGAGCGCTCGGATTTTGTTTTTCTTGGGATGGTGTGAAACTAATTTTTAAGGTGTGAAACAATGACAGCAGATACGGAAACTCAATATGTAACACCAACAACTGATAACCTAAAGTTTGAGGCAGCGCTGGATGGTGTGTTGGGTGATGTTAGAAAATTACTAATTTCCAAAAACATCAAATATGGCAATTCTGCATTGAAGCCAAAAAGGGTGTTTTCAAAATCTGACACTGTTGAGCAATTGAACGTAAGAATTGACGATAAGTTATCACGAATAGCCAACCAGAAAAGCAATGATGATGAAGATGCAGAGTTGGATTTGATTGGTTATTTGATGCTTAAAAGGATTGCACTTCATGAATTATAAAATTCTACTGGCAAAGCTAAACGCAAAAGGCGTTGATTTGTTGGGTGTGTTTGGTGGCTCTTCCGAAATAACCAAAGAGGATGTTTGTATTATCCTGGCTGGTTTGTCAGAAAGGGTTTATTTGTATGCCAGAGCTGCATATTGTGAAGACAACGAATGCACCAAAAAAATAGTTCAGCTGGTGGCGGCAGACTTTGCAGTTGACAAGAATTTTATTCAGGGTGTGTTGTTTGATCATATTTATCCCAATTACTGCAGGCATTGTGACGCAGGAACAATCACACACAAGCAATGCAAGCATTGTGGTGGTGTTGGTGTAAAAAGAATGAGTGACAGGGAACGGGCGAAGTTGATTAAGCGCAGCAGGACGTATTACAAGCAAAAAGAGAAGCTGTACAACAAGATATTGGATGAATTTTCAGAGTATGACAGCGCCATCAAAGCGCACTTTTCACGAAAAATTGACGGAGGCAAGGATTATGAGCAAGCAAGATTGGGTGCTTGATTTTGAGCACGAGGGAGTGACTAAAAGAGCCATTTTCAAACAAAGAGATATTGGTGAGGTTAGTCGGTTAACTAAAAAATTCTTTCCAGAGGCAACGGTTTACACCTTGAGTTGCAACGTGCCAGAAAATTTGCTGGATAAGTGTTATGTGCCAAGTCAGGTGATAATGGTTGCACCTGACGAAATTGAGTTTTGCGCTGCGGCACAAAGCGGGATGTATCACAGGGTTGTTTGTTTGAGTGATAAGTTTGTAAGGCACAGCAATACCAGAGATATAACAGATGCTCTTAACGCAGGTTTGTTGCATGAGTGTTAAGGGCGCGCTTATAAGGTCTATCGTAGTGTTGATGTTGAGCCTATCGTGGATAGCGGTGTTTCATCTTTTCGAGCGCACCAATGATTATGCTTTTGAACATAACGTGTTTATATTTTTGGCGTTGATTTATTATGAAGTGACAAGCAAAAAAGAGGGTTGAGTATGGATTTTATGACTTATGGTGAAATCTTACATGGTTTGGAAAAGTCAGACAACGTTGACGATGTTAGGCTGTTGTATGGAGAGTATAAAAAAACAACCGACAAAATGGAGGTTTTGAAAAAACAAAGAAGAGAAATAGACAGCCAAATTACAGCTATATCAAATACTGCTCGCACATTAGAAGAGGTAATAAGCCAACCAAGAGGTAAAAGAAATGTGTTAGACGAATATTCTTTTGCTGAAAAATTAGCAGAGATTTGTCTGGAAGATTATAAAACACAACTTAACAGCAACCCAAAACGCGCTATCGACGGACTTGTTAGAGCGCGAGATGAATAAGAGTAATATAGAAAAAACAAGCTGTTGACAAAAAAAGCCACTTTTGGTATGCTTTTTCCTAGTTTGGGATTATCCGCCCAATCACCACTCAACTCAAAACCTGCTTTTTCAAGCGGGTTTTTTTATGCCTAAATTATGCCTACAGAAGAAACTCTAATTGCAGATGTTGCCGTTTTACAAAACGACGTTAAACATCTCACCAAATCTGTTGAAGCCCTGACGGAAACCATCAAAGAGCAAAACATCGCCATCAAAGAGCAAAACGACGTTATCAAACGGACAAAAGGCATTATTTTAGGGGCAAGCATTGTTATTTCGTTCGTTTGGGCGGGTGTTTTATTTTTATTGAAAATATTTAAAGGTTAAATATGTACTACGGACTAGCAAATCAAAAAGAGGCGCTTGTCATAGCTAATCGTGTTTGCGATGTTGTTGGTCATGGCGCTAATAAAATGGCGGTGGCATTGCTTATTGAAACCGCACAACAAGAAACACTGCTTGGGCTGGCTAAAGACGCTCACCCAACAAAACACGGTGTTGGCCTTTGTCAATTTGATAAGATTGGATTTGATGATGTTAAACAACGCACCAGAAAGCACGTTAATGAGAAGATAAAGAAAGCGTTCGGTTTTGGTGTTATGGATATACAGCATCGAGACTTAGCTTACTCACCATTGCTGTCCATGCTCTGGTGCAGGCTTTTTTATATGCTAATACCTGATGTTATACCTGATACTGTAGCCGGTAGAGCGGCCTATTGGAAGAGATACTATAACACTGTAAAAGGTAAAGGCACTCCGACTGAATATATCAGCCATCAGAAACGAATTCCATTTGTTTACCTGTGATTGAAATCAATATAAAGGACGACCTGAAGGGGTACGAGCGCACGCTTGGCGTTATCTCTAAGCATGTACTACCAGCAGCCACCATACAGGCACTTAATAAGACAGGTAAGACGTTAGAGTCATTGACCATTAAGACGTTGGCTAAAGAGTCCGGCACACAACAAAAGATAATAAGAGAGCAGATAAAGCCCTTTACATTCAGAGCAGGCAGGAATGCTGTTAAGTTTGTTATTGATGTGTCACGCGCTAAAGCAAGAAACCTGATTAACTTTGTATCACCATCACGCAGAACCCCGCAGTTCTTTAGAAAGAGAAGTAAGGCAGGGTTTAAGTATAAAGGCGTTATAGCAAAGGCATGGGGTCAGACAAAGGAATACCAAGGAGCATTCATTGGCAACTCTTCATCAGGAAATATGATGGTATATAAGAGAGGGCAGAACAACAAACCTGTTCCCGTTGTTGGCCCATCACCACGAAAGATATTTGAAAAGCCAGAAGTCAATCAGTTGTTAATAACCAAAGCAGGTGAGCGACTACCAATAGAAATGGAACGAGCAATCAAATTCCAACTCACAAAGATATAATATGACACCCGCAAACCCCCACCACACAAGGCGTACAGCAAAAAGGTACTTCCTAGCCTATCGCCGTGAGGGTACGCCGCAGCGCATTATTTCATTTGTGCGTGGGTTTTTGAAGTAAAGGCAGCGTCAGCATGGGGGGTAAAAATCACAAAGGAAATGTTGTCAGTTTATCGCAGCTTGCTGGCTTCTTTGGAGTTCACCGAAACACAGTAGCGGCGTGGGTTAAGAAGGGTTGTCCGTTTATTTCTCAGGCCGATAGAAACCAGGGAAGAGAATGGCAATTTTCCACAGCCGAGGTTGCACAGTGGAGAGCCGATCAGGCTGTGCGTGATTGCATCGGAGATACAACCGATGTCAGCAAAGAAGATTTAATAAAAAGAAAGCTCGCAGCAGAAACAACCATTGCAGAAATAGAAGCTTCAATTCGTAGGGGCGAGGTTGCTCCCTTGTCAGAAATTGAGAGGCAGTGGGCAAACACAATTATTGAAGTCAGGGCAAGGTTCAGACAACTGCCGGCCAGAGTTGCGCCACAAGTTTTTGGAATTAAAAAATTATCTGAGGTAAAAGAAATTTTATTACAAGAGGTTGATGAAACATTAACCGTTTTATCGTATGAGTTTGATGAAGACGAAGAATGAATATAGCAACACCGAAGGTCTACAACAGCTCATTGCAAAAACCCTTAGAAACCTCAAGCCACCCGAAAAACTACAACCCAGCCAATGGGCTGAAAGGCATTGCAGAATTCCATCAGGTAACGCATTACCTGGACCAGTAAGATTTAGAAACGCACCTTATCAAGTAGAGCCGCTGAATATGACAGTGGCAGATGATGTTCACAGAATCACTTTAATGTGGGCAGCGCAAACAGGCAAAACCCAAGTTGAATTGATGTCAATGGGGTTTTTTATTGACCATGATCCTCAATCAATCATGCACATGCAGCCCTCACAAGGGGATCTGCAAACATGGTTATCTGCCAAGTTTGACCCGATGTGCGAAAGCACACCAAATCTGAAAGAAAAAATTGCAGCACCAAGAGGGCGTGAGGGCGTTAACAACCAGCGGATGAAACAATACCCTGGCGGGTTTTTAATGTTCGCTTGGTCTGGTTCACCAAAAACAATGCGTGGTCGAAGCGCTCCAAAGATTTACGCAGATGAAACAGACGGTTACGAGCGAACAGCAGAAGGGCATCCAATAGGATTAATCTGGCAACGGGCGGCAACGTTCGGAGAGCAAAGATTACTATTTGAAACCTCAACACCAACTATAAAACATATCAGCCATATTGAAACCGCCTTTGAAAATGGCGATCAAAGACGCTGGTTTGTTACTTGTCCACATTGCGAACATCAGCAGTATTTAAAATGGTCACAAGTCCATTGGGATAAAGATTGCAATGGAGAGCATCAACCAGAAACCGCCGCTTATGTGTGCGAGGGTTGCGGCTCAATGTGGGATGATGCAGAAAGATTTCACGCTATAAGAACGGGGCAATGGATAGCCTCAAAACCTTTTACCGGACACGTGAGTTATCACTTGCCGGAAATGGCCTCAACCTTTCGCAAGCTGTCAGACATTGTTATTTCTTTTCTTGAGAAAAAAGCACAAGGCGACCTGCAAACATTTGTCAACGTGTCGCTTGCTGAAACATGGGAAGAGGAAGGAGAAAAAACTGATCACAATGCGCTCTACATCAGGCGCGAACATTATCCCGAAGAAGTACCTGTAGGTGGTTTAGCTTTAACCTGCGGCGTTGATGTTCAGGACGACAGGTTAGAGGCTCAAGTCAAAGCTTGGGGTGTTGGTTTTGAAAACTGGCAGATCAAGCATGAAATATTTTGGGGCGACCCTGGTAGAAATGAATTATGGAATCGGCTGGATGATTTCTTACTAACATCATTCCAACATGAGTCAGGCGCACGACTGAGAATATCAGCAACCTGCATTGACTCAGGCGGACACTACACCGATCAGGTTTACAAGTTTGTTAAAAACAGACAGCAACGCAGAGTATTTGCCATTAAGGGATCAAACGTTGCAGCAGCCCCAATTATTTCCAAACCAAGCAAGAACAACAAGGCAGGCGTTAATCTTTTCTCAATTGGTGTAAGCACCGCCAAAGAAATTGTTTTTGGCAGGCTTCAAATTCAGGAAGTGGGCGCAGGGTATTGTCATTTCCCAATGCATTATGACGAGGAATGGTTTGAACAGTTAACAGCAGAAAAACGAGTGACCAAATATATTAAAGGTCGCCCAACAAAGGTTTGGATCCAAACAAGGCCACGTAATGAGGCGCTTGACTGTGACGTTTACAACCTGGCGGCAGTTGAATTGCTCAACCCTGATTTTGGGGCCATTAAAAAACGATTAAAAGCGCCAGAGAAGAAAGAATTCATAGAAGATAGAACAGTTAAAACAGAAATAAAACGCCGAATTATCCGAAAAAGCCACCGCAAAAAAAACTACATAAGAGATTATTAACTCCATGCTAATACCGCATAACATTACTGCTGGCAATAGCTACAGTTGGACAGTTTCGCTTGATGATTACAAAGCTTCAGATGGCTGGGCAGTAACGTTTGAATTAATTAACAGCGCTACAAAAGAAAGCATTTCATCAACGGTTGATGGCGACGATCACAAAGTCAAAATTTTGCCAGCAGTTTCAGCAACATTTGCGCCAGGCGATTACAAGCTGATCGGCATAGCCACCAAAAGTACAACCGATAGAGTAATTTTTTACAAAAAAGATTGCTGCGTAAAACCAGATGTTACTTCTATCCACGACACCAGAAGC